AAAAAGATGACCGCATCCTGCACAAAGGAGCGACGGCAAATGAGATCAAAGCGGACCTGTCGCTGGCACCCTTCGACAAGGCAGTGCGCGAGATGGACAAACGCTGGGGCATCGACCGCCTGCCCGAACTCGTCTCGGTCGAAAGCGCCGCAAAGTGGGGTAAGGCGATGGCTGGCCTGAACGCCGCCATAGACGCGCAAGATCCCGACAAGGTGAAATTCTGGGTCGAGATCTGTCTGCGCGGGCTGACCGCAATGGACGCCGAAGCCGTCAGCCTCGGTCGGCCCGTTTCCGATCCGATGATCTGGGAACACGAATACGAGGGCCAGGTCTACGGCATCATCGAGGATGGCAGGGAATGGCCGGCAGCCTACGCCAAGCGGCCCGGCATCGCGATCCACACCATGCGCGAGGTGGCTGTCGCCCTGCACGAACACCGTAACGGGCTGGTGAACGCGGTGAAACTGGCATTCCCCGGCGCAGAGGTGAAGGCGGTCAGACGCGCGCCGCAGGATCTGGAAGACGAAATTGATTTCGGGGATGTCATCGAATGAGCAGCACGATCTACATCACCGGCGAGACGAAGCCGGATGCCCTCTACCACGCGCTGGCCGAGGCGCAGAAGGGCGACCGCATAGTCTACCACATCGGACAGTTCTGCGGCGGCCTGCATCGCCACGCGGCTGCCAGAGCCGAGACCGACAAGCTGGTCTTCCTCTTCTGCAAGCGCGAGGGCGTCGGACAGTTTGCATATTTGGCGGTGAAGCGTTAGAATGCGCCGAGCGACCGGGCCGCACTGCCCGAGATGAGGTGGAAAACATGACGGCGAACAAAGAATTTCCGAACTATAAAACCGCCTCAGTGGCCGACCTGATCCCATACGCCCGCAACAGCCGCACGCATTCGCCGCAGCAGGTGGACAAGATCGCCGCCAGCATCCGCGAGTTTGGCTTTCTAAACCCCATCATCGTGGACGGCCAGAACGGCATCGTCGCAGGCCACGGTCGCGTCATGGCAGCCCAGAAGCTGGGCCTGGCCACGCTGCCCGTCATCGAGGCCGCGCACCTCACCGAGGCGCAAAAGCGCGCCTATGTCATCGCAGACAACCGCCTTGCGCTGGATGCCGGCTGGGACAACGATATGCTGAAGATTGAATTGCAGGATCTGGACGCCGAGGGCTTTGACCTGAGCCTGACAGGCTTCAATCCCGACGAGATCGGTAACTTCTTGGCCGAGCCAACCGAGGGCCTCACCGACGAGGACGCGGTGCCAGATGTGCCTGCGGTGCCTGTCACGGTCGAGGGCGACGTGTGGCTGCTTGGGCGGCATCGCCTGATGTGCGGGGATAGCACCAGCATTGACGCCGTGGACAAGCTGATGGCGGGCCGGAAGGCTGATATGGTGTTCACTGATCCGCCGTATGGAATTGCCTACAGCAGCGACAAATTCGCGGGAAACAAGGCTGGCGTGACAAACAAGCGCAACAAGGCAGAAATGATTATTGGTGATGGTGATGATTTTGACCCGTCGTTTCTTGTGCAGATGTTTAAGAGCGCAAAGGAAATGTTTGTCTGGGGGTATCAGTATTATCCAGACAAACTAGGGCGCGGAGGCATAATCGTCTGGAACAAAAAGCGTGAGACTGAAGCAGCGAACCCGCACGGTGACTTTGAGCTTTGTTGGTCGCGCAAAGAGCGCAACAAGATGTGCTGGCTTCAATGGGGCGGCTTCAAGAATAAGGAAAAGGGCGAGGACCGCCTGCATACGACACAAAAGCCTGTCGCCTTGGCTTTGTGGTTCTTTGAAAATTGGGGCAGCGGATTGACCTGCGTGGTTGACCTATTTGGCGGCTCTGGCTCCACGCTGATCGCCTGCGAAAAGACAGCCCGCGACTGCCGCATGATGGAACTTGACCCGAAATACTGCGACGTGATCGTCAAGCGCTGGCAGGACTTCACCGGGCAAGAGGCAACGCTGGAAGCGACGGGCGAGACGTTTAACGCGCTGGCAAGTAAGAGGATCGCAGCATGAGCCGGAACCCGCACGAACCATCAAAGGAAAGCCGCCAGCTTGTCCAGCTTCATGCGACCATCGGCACGCCTCAAGCCGTCATTGCCGACATCCTCGGCATCGACGGCAAGACGCTGACCAAATACTACCGCGAGGAATTGGACCAAGCCCGCGCCCGTGCTAACGCATCGGTCGGCGGTGCGCTGTTCAACAAAGCCACCAAGGGCGACACCGCCGCCATGATCTTCTGGATGAAGACACGGGCAGGCTGGCGTGAGAAGCATGAGATTGAACACTCCGGCCCGGACGGCGGCGCCATCCCGGTCGAAATCAAGCGAACCATCATCGATCCGAAGGGCTAAGGCATGGCGATTTTCGATCTTCCATCAGACGCGCGGCCAGAGCGTGACACGCCTGTAGGCCAGGACGAACTTGGACGCATGATCTATCGGACTGCGTCTGGTCGGCAGTACGCGATGCCTGAGAGACCGAAGCCCGTGATGATGCCGCGCGGTCCGATGCAAGGACCGCAGGCTTACGCATCGCCCCAGCGCATGGCCGAGATGAGCGCATACGCATCGGATCTGCGCGGCATGCAGGGTTCGTACAGCCCGCAGGACATCGCGGCGGCTGGGTACAGCCCGATGGAAGTTGCAGCGTTTTCGACCGCTGGCCAGCCTGCCATGCCGTTCTCGCAGCAGATGGATCGGGATCGGCAGCGTGCGCCGGCAGACGTGCTGCAAGCGCCAGACTACACCATGCGCCAAGAAGCTACCTACAGGCTGCAAGACGCGCTGATGCAGCAAGGCGGCATGGATGCATATGAAGCCGGGAAGTATGCCCGCCGTGTGATGGGTGACCCCAACGCGCAGGGGATCTTGGAAAGCATGGGGCTGATCGACATCGCCTCGATGCTTGGCGGCAGCGCATCTTTAGCTGCAAAGGGAATTGGCATGGCTGGCCGTGCAATCGCTGCTGCGCCTGCTGCGCTCTCGGGCGTGTTCAACGTCGAAGAGGGGAGCAGAGCAGCGTCGCGAGGCTATCAGCAAGGTGACCCTCTGACGACCGCTCTTGGCGCCGTGCAGGCAGCCGCTGGCATGGCCGAGATGTTCCCGGCTGGAAAGATGATTGCAGAGGGCATCGCCAGGAACGTATCACGCATGGACCCCAACACGCTGTTCAGCGTCTTCGGGCCGCCGATCCCGCCGCAGCCTGTCCGCGCGCCTGAAACGGGCGCAGGTGCTGGCCGCCCGCCGTTGACCTTTGATGAGGTTGATCGCGCCATGCAGGAGGCACCAGCCGCGCCCATCACACCGGCAATGGCACCAGAACCTACAGCAGCGCCGCCGGTGACGATGGAGAGCGCAGCCCTGCCGCCGCCTCCGACATCGCCCAATGCACTGCCAGCTCCGCCGCCTGCGTTGCTACGCCAAGCCCCGGCACAACCTGCGCCGCAGGTGGCTGCGCCTGTCGTGGCAAACCTGGTCAGCAAGCCTGAAAGGGCGATCATCAAGGCGTCTGTGCCAAAAGCCAAGCTGGCCCCTGTTCAAGAGCAGGTCGCTGGGCAGAAGGCCTCTTATCCGGCGGCGGATGGATGGGCCAATGTCATGGAGGTGTCAAAGATTGATCCCAAAAAGGATGGCTTTGAGGTTACCTATAAAGAGGTTCCGTACAGCTTCGACAGGCCGCCTATGGGCGTGTCTCCAGAAGATTGGCAGCGCACGATGGCCTCGCGTCAGGTCAACGAGATTAAGCTGCTTGCTGATCGCGTGAAGGCTGGAGATCCGGCAGCCATCGCCATCGTCAATGAGGCGAACTGGTACAGAGCAATGCGCAGCAGTCTGCGCAAAGAATTCGGTGGCATGGGCGACGTTTTCGCTGATGTTCTCGGCGCAACGTCGGCCCAAACAGGCGTCGAGATGAACTGGAACAATGCCATTGAAGTCATGCGCCGCTTTGCGCGCGGGGAATATGACGAAGAACTCCGCATGTACGATGAGATGCTGAAGAAGGGCAAAGTAAACCCAACCGCGCTCCAGCAGATGCACAAAGATCCTGACAATCCGTTCCGGCTCATTACGAACGCGGCAGGATCTCTTTTCAATGCCAACAGCCCGGCAGCGACCAAAGCACTATTTGACATGTTCCGCGTCGCTACTGGGGCGCCCAAGACGCCAAACTTTACCGGCAACCTGATTGGATACACCAACGCCGCCACCATCGACGTTTGGGCAGCGCGCCATCTGCGCAGGCTTGCGGGCCTGGATCGTTTGCCTCCCCCGGTCGAAAAAGGTGTCGTTGGCGATCACCTGAAGGGTTCTACGCTAGAAAAGCCGAAGATTGGCGGCGAGTTTGGCTTTGGTCAAAGGGTCATGGCTGATGCTGCCGATCAGATCAACAAGCAGGGCATCATCCGATCTGTCGCGCCTAACCTTCAGGACATGAACCCTGACGACCTCCAGGCCGTTGCATGGTTCATTGAGAAGGAAAAGTGGACCA